TTATAATAATACCCTTCTACTGTTGCTGTTGTTGAAGGTCCCGTAAACATATGGTTTACTGTTGATAAAGGTGTTTCAATTAAAGTAGATGGATTAAATTCCACAAAATCTACAATATATTTATCACCAGGTATAAAATTAATTTGCCCGTCAGTATCTACATATTCTTTTCTAGGGTTTGATTTTTCAACAGTCCCTATATTAGTTGAGTTATTTATTGATATGTTTTCAATGCCATTTAATGGTGTGGTTTTTTTTATGTTAAAATCCCAATTAGAAATAACATTAGACCAATTATACGGGTTTTTACCAGACCTTTTAATAATACTATAGTACAATTCAGTGATAGGACCTTTTCGATTAGTTTTAAGTCTACTGATATCAACATCCTCATTATAGTGAAATAACCAAGTTTTGTTAGCAACACCTAAAGTAATATCTTTAGTTTCAGGATATATGTTTACACTGAAAGAACATGGGTAAACTTCGTATCCGTTAGATGTTAAAACTTCAAATTTTCTAACATAATATTCAGAGGGTATACCGTCTAAAACTCTAAATTGTCTGTTTGTTGATGGTGTTACAGTAGTTCCTTTGGTTGTAATCCCTAGGTCAATCCTAATAACAAATTTTGTTGATCCTGTACCACCTAAAGTATTATAAACCTTCCAAACACCATTTAAATTATCTCCTGGGTTAGTTCTAACATCAACATAATTATTAACTTTTAAATTATGTGGTTGATTCGTGGTAATCGTTAAATATTTTTCCTCATTTACCGTGTAACTACCTAAAGTGTTGCCACTTATATCAGATGTCGTACCAAAAGTAAAAACTTTTGGATCAACATAATTTATATCATCAAAAGAAGGGTTATTTATTTTAATAAAATTACCCCAACCTGTTGGTAATGCATTATAATATATGTAGGGTTGACTGCCTGTCGGTACAAATGTTGTATCTAAACTTATATCTAAAACAAAATCTTTTTTAGCATCAGTGTCCACACCTAAGTTTAAAACTCTAAAAATACCTTGTAATGTATTTTGATCACTATAAATGTATACATAATCATCGGGATTTAAATTATGATTTTGTACACCAGTGACACTAAGATATCTACTATTATTTATTACAGTAGCCGTAAAATTTTTATATTGTACCCCACGATAAGCTTTAGATATGATTTGTGGGTTTTGTGTTTTACTTGGTTGATATTTTATAAGGAAGTCGGATAAAGAATCTGAAGGGTATAATACCTGCATCACCCAATTACTAGGTGACACAGGTGGGTTACCATAAAACATAGGACTCCATACAGAATCATCAGGTTTACCGTTAACATAAATTGTGGCCCCAGTAGATAGGACGTTGGCGGTATAGACGTTGATTTTACCGTTGAATCGGTAAGTACTAGATTTTTCTCTTTCATCAGAATAAAGATCATATAGATTTACAATATCTATAATATCATACTCATTTAGTGGTTTAGATTTACTTTCTAATTCTAAACTTAAATTGGTGTCTTGATTAACAGCCTTTTTATATCTAGCACTGCCAATTAAATTTTGAAACCTAGTTAAACTCATTGTGTTTTAGTCCTAACTTTTATATCTGTTGATGGGTATTTTATTTCAAACATAGTATCGTACTCGCCGTATAATACATAATTGTCAGTTAAATCAATTTGTCTTGTATTGTTATCTAAATAAGCTTGTGAAGTAGTGTTACTAGAATATTTGTCACCAACATTATTATAAACTTTAATATCTAAAACATTTAATACACCAGCAACACTATTAATTTGTTCTATTAGTTGTGCCATATAGATATTTTGACCCATTTGCCATTTTTTAATGTCAAAATAAGTTTTAATCTTATTAATAACATTGTTAACTATTTCACCTTGATTAAAAGATTTATCGGTAAATAAATCCAACCCAAAACTTAAATTAACTATTCTACCGTCTTTTACTAAAACATAATCATTAATCATCCTGTAGTCAGCTAACCAAGTCGCAACATTTTCTTTTAAAGTATTAGTTGAAGCATTGGTTAATTTACCTTGAGCATCCAAACCTAGAACAACATACTCTATTTTATTTTGTTTTTCAGCAACCTGAGCTCTAAAAGGCACACCAAACTTACCTGGCATTTTAAATATTGTTGCAATATAATCTTTTATGGTTACAGCTCTATTCTGTGATGCAAAATTATATTTAGTCATGTACCTAATTTCTTCAATAGAAGGTTCATCACCACCACCAAAAGCGGGTATTGGGTTGTTAACTTTTAATGAATTTCTTACAAATTGATTGTTTTGTTGATTAGGTCCATTAATAAACATATCTACAAAACCTAAAGAATTTATCACATTAGCCCCAATATTAGAAGAAGCCCCACCACCGACTCTGTATCTAACAAATAAAGTGGTATTAGGTTTAGGAATTTCACCTAATGCCGTACTATTAAAATAATTTGATATTTGTAATATATAACTATCGTTTGTGTAGTTCTCTAAATATTGTTTATCCGAAAAACCTGAACCAAAAGTTAGTTTACAAAAACCTGTATCAGTATATTCTTTTAAAAATTTTCTTGTAACAGCTAACCATTTACCAGGTTTCACACCTTGATTATCTGTGGGTCTACTACTATCCTCAACAAAAATTTTATCTTCAGCTAAAGAATCAACCTCATACCAACGTATATCTGGGTTAATAAACTCTTCGTTTGTTGGGTTATTTGTTAAAGTTGTACCTTCTTTTGTTACTATTTGTTCTACCGAAATTACATTAGTATCAGGTAAAATAATTTCTAAGAAAGGTACGGCATCACTAGAGCTTATAGTTTTTTTAAATATTTTTGTAACACCATTAGAAACTAATTCTCTTTTAACTATACTATAATTAACTATTTTGTTATTATTATCTCTATTAGGTATTATTAATCTATTAGGTATACCACCTGAAGAGTATGGTGATGAAAAATCGATATCACTTAATGTCTCATATGTTTGACCATTGCCAACGACTTGTGCACCATATTTTATTATAGGCATGTACTTTACATCAAAACTATCACCGAAAACAGGTACTACTATTGAAAAGTCTACTAAAGTTATCGCTGATTTTTTACCGGGTATTTTTAAACCCAAGGTTCTAGCTATATTCATTATAGACCTTCTTTCTTGAGCATAATCAATTTGAGTTTCGGTAAACATTCTGTCGGTATGAAATGATAACATATCAGCTGTAGCCGCATTTAACTCTATTAACATGTTACCTATTGAGGCATCATTAAAATCCTGATATAAATCTGGATAGAAGTGTTGTACAAAACTTATTAATTCAGTTCTTACGTCAGCGAAGTTCCTCGCAAAATAATTTATTTTCTTTTCTGCCATGGTATTATAATTCTAATTCAACAAAATCTGTTGATTGTAAAGCTGCGGTAGTTACAACATAATCTATTCTAACTATAACCGCATTTATGTTATCCTCTAATGGTGTGACACTTAATTCAGTTATATTTAAATTTGGTATAAATTTTTTTACTGCCTGATTAATTTCGTTCTTAATTAAGCTTGCCACCCCTTCATCATTTGGTTCAAATAAATATTGTCTAATGTTTGCCCCAAAATCAGGCATATAAAGTCTTTCACCCTTGTTAGTTAATAATAAATGCATTAAATCAGATTTAATCGCCTTTTTATAATCCTGTGTTAGTTCAATAAAGTTACCATCAGAACTATCCTTAAAAGGGAAATTAATATTTAGAAAAGTTTTTTGTGCCATACTTATAAATATCTATCAAAGAAATTTACCTACAAAAAATAAAATTTAAAGTGTAAAGTTGTCAGCATAAAAAAAACCCTCTATTTTAGAGGGTTTTTTTGTTAATTATTAGAAATTAAATTCATCAAATTTTATGTCATTCAAATCTGACTTAACAGAACCGATATTGTAAGAATCAATTTCAGTTTCTTGTGGTGCTGATTGTGTACCATCCGAAGTAGTCCAAGCATTAATCCAATTAATAGGGTTTTTAATTCTTTCAAAGATTGGTTCTAATTTAATAGCTTTCATTCTTTGGTTAGTTAAAAACATCATATATCTTTTTAAGATTTCTGAATTTAAACCTAACATAGCACCGTCTTTAAACAAATACTCAGCCCATTCCATTTCTTCTTCAGCTGCGTTCTTAAACATTTCAATAACAATTGGTTCACATTCTTTCACTATTTCCATAAACCCCTCATCTTCTTTAGTTTTTAAATCAACTAATAGTTTTTGGGTAAACCCTAAATGTAAATTCTCATCTTTGTTTATTAAAGAAATGATTTTTGAATTACCTTCCATCTTACCGTTTTGTGCGAAAGCGTAAGAACAAGCAAAAGAAACATAGAATCTAATACCCTCAAGTATGTTAATTGACATCAAAGTTAGATATAATTTTTTCTTACGTTCTTCTATTGAATCACCCATAGAATTAATCATATCATCATAATATTTGGTTACCGATACTGTTCTTTTAATGATTTGTTCATCATTTAAAATGTTATCAAAAACTTCACCAGGTACTGGATAAACATTTTTAATTATATGTGTATAAGAGTATGAGTGTAAAGTTTCAAACATAGCCCAAGCAGAACAAAAGGCTTCAACTTCTGGATTAGATAAATCCTCTGTTAAATGATGTATACCCCTACTCTGTACACTATCTAATAAGATTTGGTACTTTAAATTAGATGTGAAAATGAATTTTTCATTGTCAGTCATGTTTTTATAATCTAACCTATCTTTAGATAAATCTATCTCTTCTGGTAACCAAAATGAATTTAATTGTTTTTTAAATAGTTCAAAAAAACCAACATATTTAAATCTATCATATCTTTCAAGATTCAAACTTTCTCCAAAGAAAACTGGTTCTTTTGTGTAATCAATATCATTTTTAAGGTTAACTAAACTTTTCGTGTTCATATTATTTTTATTATATATAAAAGGGTGATTTTTAATATCACCCTTAAATTTAGTTTATTATATTTTAAATGTCAAATTAAATTGAACAGGCTCCCCCGTCACAACCAACCATTACATCATCTTCTTCACTGACGTATTTAATTTTTTTATGTTCTGAATGACTAATCATATCTTCCAATTTATCAGATTTATAATCTTTAGAGTTAGAATAATAGATTTGTTTACCACCGTATTGATAGAAAGTTAAAATATCTTTTGCTACTACAG